CCTCCTGCCGAACGTCCCCGGACCTTCATCAGCCCCGGATCAGCCGAACCGTTCGCACACGCGCTGTCTACTGTTTTCCCCGCCATTCTGAGCTTCTCTCGCGGTTTCCTACTGATCCACCGTGCCGCGCGGGCCGTGTGTCGTTCGGGCCTCTGGAATCTTGCTCCTGGCGGTTGCCGCCGGGGTCCGGCTTTTGGCTACTCTGGGCCGTGGCCCGTGTTCGACGCCAGTCCCCGTTGGCAAAGGCAGAATAAGTCAATATGACTTGTTTGTAAATAGAAAAATAAGATTTTTTGACTTGATTGTGTTTTGAGTGTAAATATTCTTGAACGCGGCAAGCAGCAACCAGCCGGAGCAGAGAAAACCTTCTCTCAGAGAGAAAGGAAAGGAGATGATATTGAAAGAACCCAAGATTATTTTTTGCGGACTTGACCACGCGCTGTGCAGGGCATGGGAAAACGCTATTGTGTCAACGCCGTTGCCGATAGCCTGGGACGTCAGGCATCAGGATATTGTCACCCTTGAGTGCACGGCGGCGGTCTCTCCAGCCAACTCATTCGGATTTATGGATGGAGGGGTTGACCTGGCCTATTCGCGCCATTTTGGCTGGCATGTGCAGCAGCGGCTGCAAAAAGCTATTCAGACAATGGAATTTTCGGAATTGCTTGTAGGGCAGGCGTTGGCGGTGGAAACAGATTATGGGCAGATCCCCTGGCTCATTGCAGCGCCAACTATGCGGGTTCCAGGGCAAATTCTGGACAGTACGGCTGTTTTTCTCGCGGCGCGGGCTGCCATGAAATGCGCTATCGACCATGAAATGGATACCATGGCATTCCCAGGTATGGGAACCGGCACAGGTGGCGTCAGGTATGAAGTTGCGGCGAAAATGATGATTTTGGGCTGTATGGCCGCTATCAGCCCGCAGGATTTTCCAAAGAGCCTGCGGGAGATGTTTATTCGCGGGCCAATAGCCCTATAATTGTTGGAGATAGGATACAGTATTTCAGAGCTCTTATTGTTTTACATCCGTACTCGGTTCAGCGTTCATAAGATCGCGCATGACTTTGTACTGTATACAAGGAGCTTTTTTGCGCAATCGGCCTAAAAAGCTTATTTCTTAATAAGTCATACAGAGGAGCTAACCATGAATTCTGATCTCACAGAAGCCTTTGCAAGCCTGCTAAAAAAATATGGATCCCACTCTCACGTCGCAAAAAAGCTTGGGATATCCCCTGACCACTATCGAAAAATACGCAATGGGCGTGCGAATATCCCCCCTCGCACGGCGAATTATATTATTTTGAAGGCTTATGAATTTTGCCCCGTCACAGCCACCCCCACCACGCCGCCCGGAGCCGGGCAGGGCGAAGGGGGCGGGGATGCTGCGTAGCTTCATCGCGCTGGTCTGTCTGTGGCTGCATATTTCCCGAAAGGGGTAATTGTATGGCCGAAAAACGGGAACCGTCTCTTAATTTCCGCGTGACGCCCACGGAAGAGCGCCAGTTCAGGGATGCGGCTGATGCGTTGGACATGTCGCTTTCCTCCTTCATTCGCAAATCGGTGAAGCTGGGTTCGGCGCTGCTGATGCAATGCCCAGAATTGCGCGCCATTGAGCTGGAGTATGTGCCAGGCGCAAAAAAAAGTAAGTAATATCTTTGTATTACTAGGGTATCTCTAGACAATGCGGCCATCTGAAATCATGGCGAAGTGCTTTCCGCGTGTGAGGTTGACGCCCATGCCGGCAACGCCGGAGCGCCCGGAAGGCTGGGTGCGAATTGAAATGCCGGCGGGGCATGCCGGTCCGGATGCAATTGCGGCCTATGTGCGTCAGCATGAGGCGGAAATACGCAACAGCCTGCTGAAGCGGGCAACGGGGAAGGAGTAATTATGCTGCAAAGCTCTTATGGACAGCGGGCCTGTCTGGCCTGCGGGAATCCCTTTGAGGCGCTCTACGCGAACCAGGTCACATGTTCCGATCTTTGCCGGGGAAAGCGCCGGGTGAACCTGAAGCGAATTGCAGACGCTGGCTGTCGGGCGCGCAGGAAAGAGCGCCTTGCCGGACTTGTGGCCCGTGTGGCCGAACTGGAAGCGGAAGTGGAACGGCTGAAGGGAGCGGGCGCGGAATTGGCGCACGTCAGAGCGGAACTGGACAAGGCCAAACAGGAGCTTGCGCGCGTCATGGGCGAACGGGACGAGGCGCTGGCTGCGCTGCATGCCGCCCGGCAATCCCGGCCCGTGAAATCCGCGCCGGAGTCTGTGGAAAAGATAGCTGAGCAGGCCGGTCTGCCGCCGCTGCAAGAGTGCGCCCGACTCAAGATCAAGGCCGTACATCTGCCCTGTGGCGAGTATGACCAGTGCCGCAAGCCCACGCCCTGCGCACGTCTGGGCGCGGACGTGGTTATGGAGCCGGGGGACAGGATATGCCCGGCTTGCAAACAGGTTTTCACGCCCAACCATCCCCGGCGGAAATATTGCTCCAGGGAGTGCCAGGAGAACGCAACCAGGCCGCAGCGGTTCGGGAAGAAAAAATAAAAAAAGCCCCGGCTGGGGGACGCCGGGGCCAATGGGCAACCGCCCAAACAACGATGGATGAGTGGAGTATACCCGAAACAACAACGGATTGACAACTGCAACGGACAGGGGGGAACTGATGGAATGGTTCCGCGCGTACCACGGCATCTGCTCTGACGCGAAATGGCCCATAGTTGCCCGCAAGGCAAAGGTTTCTGTGGGAGTTGTTGTTTCCGTCTGGCTGGTACTGCTTGAGTCGGCCAGTCAGGCAACCGAGCGGGGGAGCGTGGCGAATTTTGACCCGGAAACCGTAGACGCCCTCTATGGCTATGAGGACGGAACAACAGAAGCCGTGTTCGACGCGCTCAGGGAAAAGGGGCTGATTTGTGATGGCCGCATCAGCGCATGGGACAAACGACAGCCCAAGCGGGAGCGCGATGACGACAGCGCCGCCAGAGTGCGCCGCCACCGTGAATTGAAACGCCTTGAAACCACGGACAGCGCCAATGTGGACGAGCGTAACGCCAGTGTAACGCCATGTAACGCCAGTGTAACGCCCCCAGAGAAGAGAAGAGAAGATAAGAATATAAATACATCCCCCCCTGTAGAGAGTCTTGTGAACCAAGATCGCGCGTGCGCGCGCGAGGCGTCGCAGGGGAGGGGGGCAACTGCGTCCGCTTGCCAGGAATGGGCAGCGACAAACCGACAGGAGCCGGAAAGCCCTCCCATGCCCGCGGATCTCTCCGGTCCGGGCCTGGAGTTCGAGGAGCTGCGAGACTTTTACAGCCGCGAAATCCGGGCGGAAGGCCCGCTCGACGGTTTTGCCGAGTACAAGCAACTCAAGGCGGCGCGCGATTCCACGGGGGCGTCGGCCTTTCCTGGCCTGTCCCGGCTGCTGGACGACCTTGCGGCCCGAAAGGCGGCTGGCGTCTGGCACGCCGGATACGAAATCGGGCTGGCCCGTTACCTGAAAACCCGCACATGGCTTGCGCCCATCCAGGCCCGCGCATCGCCGCAGGTCAAATCCTGGCAGGAGCGAGAGGACGAGGCCAACTACGCCGCCGCGCTGCAAGAGGCCGCACGCTATGAGGCCGAAAAGGCGCGCAAGGGAGGGATGCGGCAGTGAACAAGTTTTATTTTTCCGACAAGTTACGCGGCATATATGCGACTTTTGGCAAAGCGTATCCGGCAGCGCCCGTGGCCGAAGCGATTTTCCGGCGCGTTGAATCCATGCCTGACGGCTTCATGGACTACTCCCTGGAACGTCTGGAAAATCAGCCCGATATGCCCAAAAATCTGGGATATCACTTGCGGCATGTGCTCTGGCCCGAATACCTGGAAAAGCATCCGCGGCTCAAAGCCACGGAAAGTCAGAGCCGGTGCAATAACTGCTCGCCGGACATGGCCGGGTTTTTCTGGGCCTGGGAGGCTGATGGCAAGAGCTATTGCCTCAAGTGCGCCTGTAACTCACGGCCAGACCTGGCCCATATCCAGCCCTGGACGCCGCGCATGGCCCTGGACGCCGGCTTGCGGCTCAGCGATCCGGCGGCGGACGGTCGCGCCGCGCCGCGGCATCTGCCTCCAGAGGCCCGCAAAGCCGTAGGACACAGCGAAAAGCCGCGAATCGAACATCTGCGGGAGGCGGCCTATGCCGACGCCGAAAACTGGTAGGGCCCGCAAGGTCATCCCGTCTGAGCACGCGGAGCAGGCGGCATTGTTCCGCTGGTGGAATCTCCAGTACGCAAAAAGTGATCTGCGTCCCCTGCTGTTCGCCATCCCCAATGGCGGGGCGCGCAATCTGGCGACTGGCGCGCTGCTCAAGGCCGAAGGCGTACGCCGTGGCGTGCCGGATTTGTGTCTGGCCTATCCCGCTGGGGCATATCACGGCCTGTGGATCGAAATGAAACGCCGGGCGCATGGCTATGCCAGCGCAGAGCAGCTGGCCATGCTCTCCGCGTTGCGGTCTGTCGGCTATGACGCCGCCGTCTGCCGGGGCTGGGAAGAGGCGCGGGAGAAGATTCAAAATTATCTGGGCCTGAAAACCGGAAAGGAATGACGATGAAAAAAGTCTGGAAATACAAGAGATGCGAAGCAAAAAAAGCTGTGAAGAACGGAACGCTGCTGGACGAGGCCAAGGCCATCATCAATGCCGAACGGCAGCGGGAATACGGACCGCCCCATGCCAGCTTCCGGCGGATTGCCGGGCTGTGGAGCGCGTATCTGGACATCACGGTTCATCCGCGCGATGTGGCCTGCATGATGGCCCTGCTTAAAATCGGACGCGAGGCCCACGCGCACAAGCGGGATAACCTTGTTGACGCCGCCGGGTATTCCGCCCTTGCGGAGGATGTGGCGGGAGGGGAGGCGTAAATGAGCAAGTCTGAACAGCGGCCCATGTCCTATGTCCGCGCCTGTCTGGCCTTTGGCAATGGCGACATGGGGCGCGGACGGCAACTCATCTTCATGCTGGCCAGGCGGCTGGAGGAAGCGCGGCGGAAGCATCCGATTTTTGCGGAAAACACGGCACAGGCCGTGGACGTTATCGGCGAAGAATGGGCGGAGCTCACGCATGCGGTGGAGCACGAAAGCCCGGAACGCCAGCGCGACGAGGCCCTGGATGTGGCCTGCACGGCCATGCGCTTCGTGGGGCGGGAGCATGAATGAACAGGAGGCATGAACATGACTGATATCCTGCGAGGATGGAAAGAAATCGAAGCCTATCTGCGCATGAAGCGGAAGGCCATTTTGCGTAATGGCTATCCCATCCGTTTTGAAGGAGGCGACACAGAGCAGCGCAGGAATGTTTTTGCTGTCCGCGGGGAACTTTTGCGGCATGCCCGAACGCGCGCTTGTGTGCCGCGGGAAGAAGAAAAGTGAAAATGGCCTGAATTGTCCTAAAATACCCATAACACCCATGCGGCTTGCTGCGTTATGCTTGTCCTCAAAGCTGAGGACAAGCCCGTGGCAAAAATTCCCTATCGAAAAATACCCGGCAAGGTTGTGGCTGGCGCGGCCCTTGTGGCCCTGCTTGGCGTGGGCGCGGCGCAACTCGGCATTGAGACTGTGGCCGATTTCGAGGGCTATGTGCCGTCCGCCTATCTCGATCCGGTAGGCATCTGGACCAAGTGCTTTGGCGATACCCATGACGTGACGCCCGGAGCCTCGTACACTTTTGACGAGTGCGTCCGCTCCCTGAACGGACAGGTCGTCGCTCACGCCAAACCAATCCTCAAGTGCATTCCCGGTCTTTCCGGACAGCCGGACAAGGTAAAGGCGGCCATGGTCAGCATGGCCTACAATATCGGCACAGGCGCATTCTGCTCCTCCAGCGTGGCGCGCTACGCCAACGCCGGAGAATGGGAGCGCGCCTGCCGGCGCATGTCCCAGATCTACAGGACAGCCGGAGGCAAGGAGCTGCCGGGACTTGTGATGCGCCGCAGAACGGAAAGCCGGATGTGCCTTGAAGGACTGCGGGAGAAATAATCATGCCCACATGGCTGCTCAAAATTCTGAAATGGCTTCCCGGTCTGGGCGGGATTCTGGACAAGCTGAACGGGAACGCGGCCAGGATTGAAGAAATACGCGCGGAAACCGAACAGGCCGACATCCGCGGCTTTCATCGCACAGGACGCATCAGCGCGGCGCATGCCTGGAAGTATGCCAAGGTGATCATTGCCGTGGCCCTGGCGTTCGCCTTCTGCGTCATGCTGTTTTTCCCCGGTGCGGGACGCAACGCCGTTGACCTGCTGGACGGCTTTGTGTCCGCCGTCGTCAGGTTCTTTGCCGTGGAGATGTAGGGCATGGAACACGCGGCGGCCATTTCCTCCACGCTGATTCCGTTGCTGCTGGCCCTCATTGGTTTTGAGGGCGCGATCATGGCCTGGCAGTTCAAGCGCCATCTGGACAAGAACGAGCGCGACCACGACGAACTTTTTGCGCGCACCAATGAGCATGACCGACGTCTTTCGGTCATGGAAAACGAGGTGGAGCACCTCAACAAACGTGGATAAGGCGTGACAGACGCCAGAACAAAAGGATTTTCAACCTGCGCGGCGTCCGGCCCCCCAGACGCCGATCGGCCCCAGGGCGGGCGTAACGGATAAACGGGCGCGGTCTGAAAGGCTGGCATTTTGACGACGAGAAGCCAGCGCCCCTCACAGGGAAGCGGTCGGGATGGCATCCGCAGGCCCGATAATTCGCGCAGGGCAGCCCTCAAGGCGGTCACTCAGGGCGCCGCGATCTCCGCCCCTTCGGGGGGCTTGAATGGAGAAGGAGAAAAATGGCCGCACGCTACGATTGGGAAACCATACGCGCTGAGTACGAGGCGGGGGCAAGTCAGTCCGACTTGTCCCGGCGTCATGGTCCCAGTCGTACAGCCATCCAGAAACGCATCCGGGCCGAGGGCTGGATACAGGACGTGTCCGGCACGATCAACCGACTGGCGGAGGCGAAGGTTGTGGGCGTGGTTGCAGGCTGCACCCCCCAAAAAAAGGCCGAAGCGCTTGACCGCGCGGCAGACGCCAAGGCTGCCGTCATGGTACGGCACAAGGAAGAATGGGTGCAGCATCAGAGGATCATCGACGAGGCGCTGGCCGCCGACGACTTTGACAAGGCCAAGCTGGCGAAGATAACGGCGGAAACGCTGAAAATCCGGCAGGAGGGCGAGCGGAAGGCGTGGGGTATCAAGGAGACTTCGGAAGAGACGCGCCGCGTGACTGATGTCTCTGTTGTTGTGGACCTGTCACATGCCGATTCGGCACAGATAGCCGCGCTGGTGGACGCGGCCTACAGTGAGGCGGAGCATGGATAGACAACGCGCCGTAACGACCCTGCTTGCCTTGCGGCAGGAGCTCGCCCGCAGAAACTTTGAAGCGTTTGTGCGCGAGACAACACCGGGCTACATGATGGGCCGGGTGCACAAGGAAATCTGCACCCAACTGGACGCCTTTCTTGAAGCCGTGCATCAGGGACGCTCCCCGCGGCTCATGCTCTGCATGCCGCCGCGACACGGCAAGAGCGAACTGGCCTCTCGGCGCTTCCCGGCCTATGTGTTCGGGCGCTATCCGGATATGTCCATCATCGGCACCAGTTACAGCGCCGACCTGGCTAGCCGCCTCAACCGCGATGTGCAGCGCGTCATCGAGCAGCCCGAATACGAGGCCATCTTCCCGGAAACGCGGCTTTCCGCCAAAAACATACGAACCGTCGCTTCCGGCAACTATTTACGCAATTCCGACCTGTTTGAAATCGTCGGTCACAAAGGGAGTTACCGCAGCGCGGGCGTGGGCGGCGGCATTACCGGTATGGGCGGCGACATTCTTATTATCGACGACCCGTTCAAGGACCGTGCCGAGGCCGACAGCCCCACCATCCGGCGCAAGGTGTGGGAGTGGTACACCTCCACCCTGTACACGCGCCTTGCGCCGGGCGGGGGCATCCTGGTCATCAATACCCGCTGGCATATGGACGACCTCTCCGGCAGGCTGCTGGAGGCCGCGCGCACGGGTGAGGGCGACCAGTGGCGCGTGGTCAACTTCCCGGCCATCGCCGAGGAGGACGAGCCACACCGCGGGCGGGGCGAAGCCCTGCATCCGGAGCGCTATCCGCTGGAGCAGCTTGCGGCCATCCGCACCGCCATCGGAACGCGCGACTGGGAAGCGCTCTACCAGCAGCACCCCACGCCGGACGGCGGCAACATCTTCAAGGTCCAATGGCTGCGCTTCTGGCTGCCCAAAGACCTGCCGGAAACGTTCGACCAGATGGTTATCTCATGGGATATGACCTTCAAGGACGGCGACGACACGGACTACGTCGTGGGGCAGGTCTGGGGGCGCAAGGGGGCGGATCGCTATCTGCTTGACCAGACGCGCGCCCGCATGGGCTTCACGGCCACGCTGGCGGCCTTCCGCGCCCTGGCCGACAAATGGCCCCAGGCGACCCGCAAGCTCGTGGAGAACAAGGCCAACGGCCCGGCGGTCATCGACAGTCTCAGGCATCATGTTCCGGGCATTATCCCGGTGGAGCCGGACGGCAGCAAGACCGCCCGCGCCCATGCCGTGACCGCGCTTTTCGAGGCCGGGAACGTCCACATCCCGCACCCGCAACACTGCCCTTGGGCGTCAGACTATGTGGCCGAGCTGACGCAGTTCCCCGGCGCGGCCCATGACGATCAGGTGGACGCCACCACGCAGGCCCTGCGCGACATGGACCGCCGCCGCGTCCTGAATATCAATCCGGATATTCTGCGGCCCGCCGCGCCGCGCAATATTTCGCGTTTCGGGGGCATGCTGTGAGCCGCCGCAAGCGTCGTTTTTCCCTCCCCACCACCCCGCCGCAGGCCGGAGCTTCCCGGCCGATCCCGCCGCCACGTCTGCGCCTTTCCCCGGACGTGTGCGGCGGGATTCCCGAAGCCGCGCCCCTGACGCCGGACGAGATTCGCGACAGCTACGGGTCCGCCCGCACCCTTGGCGCTACGGACAAGGAGCGCCTAGCCATGGATAACCAGTTGGAGGCTGACGGCGTTTTCACGCTGCTTCAGCACACAATCCAGCTTGGCCAGGGGGCCGCGCCGCAATTCATGGGCTACGGGGCGTTGCAGAATATCGCCCAGAACGGCCTCATCCGTGCCTGCATCGAGACCGTGACCGACGACATGACCCGCGCGTGGATTTCTCTGAAGGGCGGGGAAAGGCCCGCTGCCGGCGGCGGGGATGATTGCCTGAAAAAACTGGAAGAGGCGCAGAAGAAGTGCGGCCTTCAGGCGGTGTTCCACGAAGCCGCCCAACTGGTGGGCTACGAGGGCGGGGCTTTTGTATTCATCGACACGGGCGCGGATGGCGACCAGTTGATGACCCCGCTGCATCTTGGCAAGTACAGCGCCGATTTTGCGTTGGGCCGCCCGCTGCGCTTTACCGTTGTGGATCCGGTCAACGTCTTTCCCGGCGACTACGACAGCATTTCGCCGCTCCGGCCCGACTATTTTCGCCCTTCCTGGTGGTGGGTTCTGGGCGAGCGCGTACATGCGTCGCGCCTCATCCGGCTCGTCGCCAACGAGGTGCCGGTGCTGCTGCGCCCGGCGTACAATTTCATGGGCATCCCGCAGGCGCAAATCCTGTGGGATTACGTTCTGCATTTCCAGCAATGCCGCGCCGCCGAGGCCCGGCTGCTGACCAAGTTTTCTCTGACGGTCTTCAAAACCAACATGGCGGAGATTCTCACCTCCGCGCAGGGGACGGCCAACCTTGACGCCCGCATCCGCTACATGGCGCAGGCCGCCACCAATGACGGCGTTCTGGCCGTGGACAAGGAAATGGAAGATGTCATCAAGCTGGAGACGCCGCTTTCCGGCGTGACGGACATCGTGCGCCAGGCGCTGGAATTTCTGGCCGCGCTCAACCGCACTCCGGCGGTCAAGCTGCTGGGCATTTCGCCTTCGGGCTTCAATGCCACAGGCGAGAGCGACATCCGCAACTACTACGACCACATCAGGAGCCAGCAGGAGAAGGTTTTGCGCGCGGGCGTCCAGCGGGCGCTGGACTGCATCCAGGTGAAGGAGTTTGGCGAGCTTGCCCGTTCCCCGAGCTTTGATTTCGCCCCGCTGGGCGAGGAAGACCGGGCCGCGCTGGCTACGCAGCAAAAGACCAGGGCGGATACCATCGCCGTGTATCTGGATCGTGGCGTCATCAGCACCGAGGAGGGGCGGGCCGCCATCGCGGCGGACCCTGACAGCGGCTTCGCGGACATCGACCCGGACGACCTGCCCGAAAGCGCCGGCATGCCGAGCGAGATGCCGCCGGGTATGGAAGGCGGCGACGAACTGGATGACGTGGACAAGGCCGGCGCTGTGTACGACGCGGCGCTGGATGCCCACCGTCGTCCCCACATGGGAGTCGTGGGATCCTTTATGCAGAGGATAAAGCAAATCGTACGGAAGGGAGCGCATGGCTAAACTCCTCCGTGCCGTCCACCCCAATGCCGGGGTTCGCGCCGCCTACCGGCGCCGTTTGCGCAAACTCGTCGACGAGATGCAGCGTTCCACGGTCTGGTGGTTACGCGCGGCCTACCGCAAGGACGAGGCCCGGATCATTCCCGATTTCGCGCAGGACGCTTCCCCCGCGCGCATGCTGCAAAAGGTGCTCAACCGTCTGTTCCGGTACTGGATGCGCCGCTGGAGCGACGAGGCCGCGAAAATCGCCGGGGACTTCGTTCACAAGACGCAGCAGCGCACCACCAGCAGTTATGAGCAGGCGTTCAGGGCCGCCGGGTTCACCGTGAAGATGGACCCCAGCCGCGTTCGCAATGACGTGGTGCAGGCTCTTATCGCTGAGAATGTGAACCTCATCAAGTCTATTCCGCAGCACTATTTCACGGAGGTCAACGGCCTTGTGCAGCGTTCCGTCAGCACCGGGCGGGATCTGGGCTTTCTCACCGACGAGCTGGAAAAGCGCTACGGCGTCACGCGCCGTCGTGCGGACCTCATAGCCCGCGACCAGGCCAACAAGGCCACGGAGGCCATCAAGCGAGTGGAGGACGAGCGCCTGGGCGTCAAGGTGGGCATCTGGGTGCATGTGCCCGGCAAATACACCAGCCGCGCCACGCACAGGGCCATGCACGGCAAGCCTTTCCTGCTCTCCGAGGGCCTGTACGACAGCGCGGTGGGGCGCAAGGTGCTGCCGGGCGAACTGGTGGCATGCCAATGCGAATACCGGGCTTTCGTCCCTGAGTTCGGCGATACCGTAACGCCGGAAATTCAAAAGCTGCTGGAAAGGACCAACGCATGAAATACGCATCCCTGACTTTCGATACGGCCCCCAGCGCCCGCAGCGTGGACGAGAACGGCTTTCTGCATGTCGCTTCCTCGCACATCACCAAGGCCACGGTGAACCCCTACTATGGCCGCGAGATTCCCGGTTGCGAGCGTCTGGGCCTTGACCCGGAGCGCATCTACTACGGCTTCCGCGACCCGGAGGAACTGCGCCGGTCGCTGCCCACCTGGGAAGGTCTGCCGTTGCACATCGAGCATCACCCTGACAGCGCGGACGCCCCGGAAAAACTCACCCGCGTGGGCGCGGTGGGCAAGGCCGTCTGGAACGCGCCCTACGTCGACGCGCCGCTGACAGTCTGGGACGGCGAGGCCATTGACGCCATCGAGGACGGTTCATTCCGGGAGCTTTCCTGCGCCTATCGTTATGAGCCGGACTTTACGCCTGGCCAGTACGAGGGCGTGGAGTACGACTTCATCATGCGCAACATTCGGGGCAACCATGTGGCGCTGGTGGAAGAAGGCCGAGCCGGGCCGGATGTGGTGGTGGCGGACGCGGCGCTGGCTGAAGACGCCGCCGAATGGCGCACGGCGAAGAACGGCAAGAAGTACCAGATCGACGCCGAGACCGGGGAAATAACCAAGGGGAATCTGGGGCAGAAGGATGACGAACATTTTGGGCCTGTCTTTTCAGCCTTCAGAGGCAAGCCCTCAGAAGCCATTGAGCATCTCCTGAAAGAAAAAAAAGGCCATGTCCCCGGCGCGTTCCACAAGGAAGGTCTGGGAGACATTGATCTGCCGTACGGCGAAGGCGGCAAAAAGGGGTTTGGCCTTGCGCATATTATTGAACGCAGGAATGCGCAGGGCATGAATGGTGAGGCTTTTGTACGGCAGCTTCCCACACTGGTGAAAGAAGGAAAGATTGAAAAGAGGGAAAGTTATCCGGGGCGCGCGTACATCGTTCACGAAAAAATGGAGGCCGCCATACGATTGGACTGGAATGGCAAGGAACGGAACTGGATGGTGACTGCATACCCAATAAAAAGAGAAGTCCCCGGCGCTCAGGATGGTTGTCGAACCTGTGTCCTGACTTTCGATGACAGGCAGTCGTTTCCCCTGCCATACGCCGGAGGTACTGGGAAAAATATATGGTCAAAGGCGATCAAAGTAAACCGCACAGGAGGACTCATGAGCAAACTCAAAAACTGGTTCCGGGGCGCGCGTGACGCCAGCCCGGACATCGAGCGACAGGAAGTCGACCTCGCGCAGGCCATCATTGACCTGCACAAGGTGGACCCCGAAACCGGGGAAATTGTGGACATCACCGAGGATGAGGACAAGGCGGCGGAAATCCGCAAGCTCATCGGGGAGCTTGCCGGAAAGCTGGAGCCCGCCGAAGTCAAGCGCCTGACCGACGCGCTTTCGGATTTGGCCTACTCGAAGGCCACGGGCGACGCCGACCCGGACGACAGGGGCGCGGTCATGGACGAGGACGTGAAAAAGGCCATGGACGCTTGCGGCCTTGATGCCGATGACGAAGATGCTTCCAGGGCGTTCGCCGAAGGCGTCAAGTACGGCGAGGGTCTCATGCGCGACCCGGCGGAGCGGGAAAAGCTCGACCGGGAACATGAGTCGGAAGGATTCAGAAAAGCAATGGGCGATTGCGGTCTGGACGCCGAGAATCCGCAGGAAAGCCGCGCCTTCGCCGAAGGGGTGAAATACGGTGAAAAGCTGGAGCGCACCCCCGAAGAACGCCGCAAGCTTGATCGCGAGCACGAGTCCGCGGGCATGAAAAAGGCCATGGGCAAGGATGAGGACAAAAATGCGGCCATTGAGCGCATCCTTGCCGCCGTTCCGGACCTCACGCCGGAGCAGCGCGAAAAGCTCAGGAACAGCCTTGCCGACCTCGCCTATTCGCCGGCCACCGGGGACGAGGACATCACGGCGCAGGATCGCGCCTTGCGGGGCAACGGCTTTGCCCGCCGTACCTCACGCGCCCTCATGGCCTCGGATGCCGCGCTCATTGAATCCCGCGCCGTGGCCCGCGCGCAGGACAACATGCGCGCCATTGCCGCCGCCGTACGCGATGTGCGCCCGCTGGTGGGCGAGCTGGATCTGCTGGCCTTTGATTCGGCGGCCAACGTCTACGGCTATGCGCTGGAACAGTGCGGCGTAGATGCGCGCCGCTATTCCCGCGAGGCATGGCGAGGCATGGTGGACATGCTCAGGCGGCAGAAGTCCGGCGCGCCGTCCGGGCGTCATCTGGCGCAGGACGCGGCCCCCGGTGAAATGAAAGGCCAGTTCGCGGGTCTCAACAACATTTCTCTTGGCGATTAAAAGGAGGCTGTCATGCCCTTGCAGACCAAAGTAGACCTTTCCGTGGCCCCTGGCGTTGCCGGCGACAAGGCCACGCCTGATCAGAGCGTCTATACCCCGCTCAATCCGCTGGCCGCCGTGGCGTTGCCCGTGGGCGGTTTCGTGTTTCCGGTTATCGAGGGGGGAGCGCAGGACAATTCCCGCGCCACCAACGTGGCCGGGGACGCCACCGAAGTTCTCGGTTTCGTGGAGCGCGTCATCAATTACGTCAATTATGACGTGTTTTCTGACGGCACGCTCATGGTTCCCAAGGGTTCGGCCCTCACCGTGGCCGTGCGCGGCGACTATTGGGCCGTGTCTTCCACCGCCGCCACCGTGGGGCAGTCCGTCCTTGCCTCCACAGCCGACGGCAGCATCAGCACCGGCACGCCGGACGCCACCCACATCCACACCGGCTGGATCGTCAAGACCGCCGGCGCGGCGGGCGAACCCATTATCATCAGTAACTGGAATTCCATGGTCAAGCCCGCAACGGCTACGCCTGGCGCATAAAAGGAGGATATCATGAACCCCACCTTTGAACAGGTCGCCGCCCTTGGTTTCATTTTTCCGGGGGCGCGCATGTGGGCGAGCAAGGAGAACATGGCCCGCATCGCCCAGGACGCGGCGCTCATCACCACGCCCAACACCACTGTTCCGGCGGAATTTCTCGCCTATATTGATCCTATGGTCATCGAGATCATGACCGCGCCTCGTCGTGCGCGGGAGATTTTCGGCGAGGAGAAAAAAGGCGACTGGACCACGCCCTACGCCAAGTGGCGCGTGGATGAAATCACGGGCAGCACGCAGCCGTATTCGGACTACGCCAACGGCACAACCAGCGGCGTGAACTCGGAATGGCAGACGCGTCCGCAGTACGTCTTCCAGACGTCCATCACCTACGGGGACATGGAAGTGGCCATGTCCAGCGCGGCCAAGGTCAATCTGGCTACCTCCAAGCAGCGCGCGGCAGCCCGCGTCATCGACATCGACCAGAACAAGTTCTATCTGCTGGGCGTGCAGGGCCGCGAGATTTACGGCATCCTCAACGATCCGAACCTGCCTGCCTCCATCACGGCGGCCGCCACGGGCGCGGGAGGCTCAATCAAATGGGCCGACAAGACCACCACGCAGATTTACAACGACATTCTGGCGCTGTTCGCGCAGCTCACCGAGCAATCCAGCGGCCTTATCGACAAGGATACGCCGCTCAAGCTCTGTCTCTCGCCGGAAATGAGCGTGCGCCTGGGCGCGGCCACGGATTTCAACGTGTCCGTGCTGGATATGCTGACCAAGTATTTCCGCAACCTCCAGATCGTGACCGTGCCCGAACTGCATAGCGCCACGGCGGGCGAAACGGTGATGCTCATCGCGCCCGAAGTGGCCGGGCAGAAAACCGGGTTGCTGGCCTTTGGCGAAAAAATCCGGGCAGGACGCATCGTGCCGGACATGTCCAGCATGCGGCAGAAGTTCGTCGGCTCGACTTACGGCGGCATCGTCTTGCAGCCGTATGCCTTCGCGTCCATGACCGGCATGTAACCAACAACGAATGCCCGGCCCCTGTGCTCCCACGCGGGCGCGGGGCCCGGATTCAGGAGGCAAATCTTTATGGCACCGAATAAGAAGAACGACAGGCAGCCCGCACAGACGACCACACAGGCAGACGCCGCTCCCCCGGCGGCGACCGAAGCCGCGCAGACCGCGACGCAGACCGCGCAGGCCAAAAGCAAACCCACCGTTGTCGTGGCCCTCAATCGGGCCATCGGCATCCAGTTTGCCATGCCGGACGGCCGCAAGGTACTCATCAACGGCAACGCGGCGCATCTGCGCGGCAAGGAAAAAGGCGTGCTGCCCGTGGGCGGCTTCGGCCTGACCACCATCGCCGCCGAGGACTGGGAGTACATCAAAAAGACCTACGGCGGCATGGAGGTCTTTGAAAACGGCCTGCTCTTCGCCGCCGAACGCAAGGCCGACGCCGTGGACATGGCCGACGAGCGGGCCGCGCTGCGCCACGGCATCGAACCTGTGGACCCGGAAAATACGGCCACCAGACCCAACGACGGCAAGGAATAGCCCGTGGCCGTGGTCGTCTTTGACCCGCAGGCGTTTCTGGAGGCGTATCCCCGCTTCGCGCCGGGTGGAAAGCCCCTGCTGACCAACGCGCAACTGGAACAGGCGTTCGAGGTGGCCTGCCTGCTGCTGGACAACAGCGACGCCTCGCCCGTGCCCTATGACCCGGACAGGGGCATCATGATCCGCCGCACGCTGCTGTGGCTCATCGTCTGCCATCTGGCCACGCTGGCCCTGTGGCCTGTGGGGCAGAGCGGCCCCATGTCCAGCGCCACGGAAGGAAGCGTGAGCGTGAGCTTCAGCCTGCCGCAGAACACGGGCAAGGCCTTCTGGAACTCCACGCCCTGCGGCCAGACTTTCTGGCAGGCCTTGCAACCTTATGTGGTGGGCGGGCGCTATTTTGGAGTGCGCCATTATCACCCGTGGGGATAGGTGGCGATATGGGCATCTGAAAAATCATTTTTGACCCACGGCAAGCGGAACGCCCGCAAGTGTCTGAAAACGGCATTTGCGGGCGTTCCGGCGTGTGCTGGCGAAATCCGGCTATTTTTTGTGCTTCGTTCGCTGCATTTTCCGCCACGTCCACGGCGGCACGGCGTCAGGGTCGGCCCACAGCCCGCGTCCGGCGGCTCTGGCCTCGCGCTGGTGCAGCCGCCACAGGTCACAGACCGGCAGCTTGCAATAGCGGTCATCCACCCAGGCCAGCCCCGCGCTGACCAGCGCATCCTGAATGACCAGCATGTCCTCAAGCAGAACGATGCCGCCCACCTCGCGCCTGTAGCTCTTGGCCTTTTGCGCGGGAACGATGTCCACGGCCTTTCCGTTCAGAATGCGGGCCGCGAGTTCCCGCGCCTCATTGCCGTAAGGCTGGCCCAGTTCCGGGCAGTCGATGCCGTACACGCGGATCTTGAGCGGCTTCTGCCGCGCCGGTTCCACGCGCCGGGCCGTAATGCTGTCCCCGTCATGGACGGACAGCACCTCCGCCGGGAAGGCGTGAGCCGTGGCGGCGCAGAGAAGCGCGCAGAGCAGGGCGGGGAAGAAGCAGGAACGCCGCATGGGTTATTCTATGCTGTGTGTCACCATCTCACAAGGAAAAGAATTTAGCCGTCACCCAGGGGGTGCAGACTTGAGGCTGTTTTTACCAGGTTATCCGCCTCTTTTGGGGCAGTTTCGGGCATGTAGGCAGCCCGCAGAAGACCCCACAGGAGGGCAGAGGGAACGATGAGGAGGGCGAGAATAAACGCGCCGATATGTTTATGCGCAAGTAGGATTTGGAAAAAAGCGTCGCTCCACCAGGCGCGAATGACCAAGATACCGAAGAGGAGGTAAAGAACAGCGCAAATTCCTAGACATGTCCAGAAAAGAAATCTGCGGTGGAATATTTTTTGTGTTTCAAGGCGTACACTACTGTCATTGGCAGGGAGGCTTATGTCTTTTCCATTGGAAAAATCCATTGCAAAAGTTTCTTGGTTTTTCTCTTGATTATCAGAGGTCATAGCCCAGATTCCTCAGTCGGTAGCCCATCGCCGCCGTTGAGACGTTGAAGAGATGGGAAAGCTGCCTCAGGCTACGAATATTCTTGACCTCGACCACCGCCTGCACAAATTGAGATGGCATCAATAAATCCGCCGCAAATTTGTTGGCTTCTACTTCTTTGGGGTCACTGGAGGTCATGGTAAAATTCGCGGGCGTATCCCGGTCACTCACCCCATGTTCAAGGACATGGTGTCCCAGTTCATGGGCAATGGTGAAACGCTGCCGCACATGGCTTTCCATAGGGTTATAGGTAATGAGCGGACCGCCATTCTTGGATGCCGTAGGTTCATAATGCCCACTGCCCTCCAGACTGGCGTCCGCCATTACCAGAATGCCCATTTTCCCGGCGATGCGAATAGGGTCAACAGGAAGACTGCCTTCATCCCAATATTTTGAGATGATATCTTTCGCCGGAGATAAATCAAACATGGTACACTCTCCTTGTATGTTTATATCCATCCACTGAGAAAAAACAAGGCCGGGACTTCTCCCGGCCCTTCCATTGTTTCAGGCTTTCCGGCCTACGCCACCTACCTCAACGGCTCATCCAGCAGCCAGTGCGCGGCCTCCCGGAACCTTGGCCCCGGGATGGTGGAATACTTGCAGCCGAACCGTTCCCGTATCAGAGCGAACAGGGCGTGCTGGCACTCCCTGCGGTGACGCGGATTCCGTCCGGCCCGATAGGCTTCGACGCGGATAAGGGCCAGAATGGCCTGACGCTGGTACTCGTTGATACGCTGCATCTCCATCACGCCCCCTACCTGCTGAAGCTGACGTGCGCCCTGATGTTGTAGATCATGCGCAGGGCGTAGATGGCCTGATTGAGCGAGGTAACGGCCACGTTGGCGGCTTCGTTGGCGTTGTCGTAGAGCATCTGTTTTTCATGGGGCAGGAACGCGCTACGTCCTCCGGGGCGGGCAAAAATGTGCAGGGCTTCCCGAATGCCCTCGGCATTGCGCCGGAGCTTGTTCACATCGTCGAAAAACTGCTTGCCGTTCGCATAGGTCTTGGCGTCAAGCGTGGTGACGGCCAATGCCTGTTCAGGCGCGGGCTCAATGGCCGGGGCAACTGTCAAGGATTCCTTGTCGGTTGGCGGAGAAGGCGGCAGGGCGTCGATCCTGCCCTGCACATACTGAATGGCCTCTTTCACCTGCGCGACGGTGAGCGCGTCCACGGAGGCAACGCCGAAATGCGCGTTCACCTGCGCGCGGGCGGAAGCGTAGTGAACAGGAGCCATGTCCACCCAGGTGTTGATGATGGCCGTCAGTTGCTTGCGCTCCGGGTCGGTACGCTTGGAGAGGGGGGAAGGCAACGTGTCGGGATTTCCGACAGGTTCAGCAAGCCGCGCCCGCTCTTCCTCCGCGAGCTTATCCAGCACATCCAGAACCCAGCGCCGGAACGCCTTGGCTACGGGGGTGCGGGCGAACATTGCCAGCAGGTGGCAGCCCCGGAGGGAGAAAATGCGGGTTTCCTGCGGGCCGCCCTCCGTCGGGAGGGTGACAACCGCCGTCATCGCATCCGTGAATTCGTCGGCGTGGCGGGTGTAAAGTCCGACGATCCGCTGAACAGAGGAGTATTGAAGGGCTGTCGCAATCTGCGACCCCCTTACCCAAACCTGTGAATTTTGAGGGATTACCTCGAACAGAACATCGTTGAAGCAAAGAACTTGGGACATGGTGCAAACTCCTGTTTTTGGAATTGGCACCGCCTACGAATGACGATGCCGGGTGTTCGTAACTGCAAACAGGAGCAGCTTGCCGCCTTTAGTTGAACACGTCATAGCCAAGGGCCTGGATAAAGGGCATGACCAGCGTGTTCTTGGTCATCTGCTCGTTGTCCAGCTTGTCCCGGTGCAGCCGGACACGTTTTGCCAGCTCGAAAATGCGTTCTTCAAAGTCCATTTTTCTCCCTCCAGTACAGACTTTACAGAGTGGCGCAGACTCGCATCCGGCGCATCCGCTTTCGCATATGTGCCCGTGCTCTGCTGACGGCAAAATGATGCGGGCATGAAATGGCCTGAATTGTCCTAAAATGCCCACATGGAAAAAGCAATCTTTGCAGCGGATTTGTGATAGAGTGTTTTTCAAAGTCGGGAGGAGCGTCATGGCGGGCATTACGGTGAGCGGCGGCAATAAATGGCGGAAGGCGCTGGAGCGTCTGGCCCGAAAGGTTCAGGTGCGGGCCGGAGTGCTGGAGGGAGCCACGACTACGGAGGGGCAGTCTGTTGCTCAGTATGCCGCCTACAACGAATTTGGCACAGCCCGCATTCCTGCGCGGCCATTTATGCGGTCAACATTAACGGAACAGCGCCAGGCATGGATCAACGGCTTTTCAGCCTTGCTCAAGGCCGGACGCACACCGGATGAAGCCCTGCGACGGGTGGGGGAGCGCATGGCGAGAAATATCAAGGACAAGATTTTGAGCAATATGGAACCGGCAAATGCCGCGTCCACCATAGCCAGGAAGAACAAAAAAGAAGCCGGTCGCGCTGGGACGCTCGTGGATACTGGCACTCTGGAAAAGTCCATCAATTTTGAGGTTCAGGCATGATCAACCTCCACGCCGCCGTCCGTTCCGCCATCACCGGTCTGCACCCGGACGAAGCCGTAGCCCTGCGGCAGTCCGTGGGGCAGCAGAACGTGCGCGGGCGCATCACGCCAGTCTATGCCCCGGAGCAGACAGTGCAGGCGCAGATCCAGAGTCTTGGGCAAAATGACCTCGCGCAGGCGGAACAGACCAGCAACACGCGGGTTGACCGCAAGGCCTACCTCTACGCTCCGAATCCGGCACTTCCCCCGCAGGGCATTGTCCGTCCTCTTGCGCGCAATGGGGACATGCTCCGGCGCGCTGACGGCACATGGTGGCTGGTGACGGCCATGATTGAGGATTTCACGGCCTCCGGCTGGGTCTGCGTGGGCATCACCCAGCAGGTGGACGGCCCGGACCTGAGCGCGTCTGATGCGGGGGGCGGAAATGCCGACGCCTGAAGCCCCTCTGGACGTGCTGGGCGCTGTTCATGACTTTCTGGCCGCGCATATCGACATTGCGCCTGCCGTCATCGTGCGCGGCTGGCAAAACCGCGCCGCTTTGCCCAATGTGTCGTCCTATGTGGTGCTGACGCTCATCAACGCGCCGCGCAGGGGCACGAACGTCCACATCTGGGAAAACGACAACGCGGGCGACGGCATCACCGAAAGCGTGCGCATGCTCACGCTCTATGAGGTGCAGATTGACTTCTGCGGGCTGGATGAGGCCGCAGTCAACGCGCAGGCCGCGCGGCTCGTCATGCTGGCGCGCGACGCCGTGGCCGTGGATTTTTTCAGGGCGCGGGGGCTGTCGTGCCAGTATGCGGACGACCCGCGTTCCCTGCCGTTTTCCAACGACGTGGACCAGTGGGAGGTGCGCTATTCCGTGACCCTGCGCCTGTCAGCCTGGAATGCGGCGGACATTGCCCGCGACGCCTTCCGGGACGTGAATATCAGAATTGAGGACGTGGACGTGCACCATCCCGCCCACGCCAGCATAACCGCAAAGGAGATGCCATAGTGAGCATTCCGGCTTCACAAATCGTCCAGGTTAATCCGCGTCTTCTGACGCCGGGCGGCACGGACCTTGAGTTCAATGGCCTGCTGCTTTCCGATTCGCCGCTGATTCCGGCGTCGCAGCTCGTTCTTCCCTTCCCGGATTCGGCGAGTGTGGGAGAGTATTTTGGTCTGGAATCGCCGGAATATCAGGCCGCCCAGGTCTACTTCCTGGGCTACAACAATTCCTTCAAAAAGCCGCGCGCGCTCTACATTGCCAGCCGTGTGGCCGAGGCCACTGCCGCATGGCTGCGCGGCGGCGCGTGGAACGGCACGCTGACCGCCCTGAAACAGGCTGGCGTAGGCGGCCTGACGCTCACGGTCAATGGCGAGACGGTCAGGGCGCAAAACGTATCCTTTGCCACGGCCGCCAGCCCGAGCGACGTGGCCCAGGTCCTCCAGTCCGCGCTTAATGCCGGTTCCACGCCCGGCACTCCGGCGCGGCCCGCTGTACTCACGGGCGGGAGCATCACATTTTCCGGGCTGGAGTCCATCACGGACGGCGGTTTTGCCATAGAAGTCAACGGTACGGAACACGAAGTGGAAGGGCTGGACCTCTCCGCCGTTACGTCGCCGCTGGAGCTTGCCACAGCTCTAACAGGCAAGATTCCCGGCGTCATGGTGTCCGCAAGCGCGGACGGCCTCGTGCTGACCACTACGGAAACAGGCGCTGCGGCGAGCATCGGCTATGCCGCGGTCCCGGCGTCCGGAACGGACGTTTCGACCCTGCTGGCGCTCACCTCGGCCACGGGCGCGGACAGCGTGAACGGCGCGGACGCCGTGCCGCCCGTGGGCGTTCCCGGCATTACCGTGGCCTATTCCAGCCTGACCAAGGCGTGGACCATCACCAGCCCCACTACGGGCGCGGAATCCGCCATCACCTACGCGCAAGCGCCGGAAACCGGCGTTGACTTCGCCGGGCTGCTCAATCTCACGGAGCAGGCCGGGGCCGTGCTGTCACCGGGGCTGGACGCCATGAGCCATGCGGCCAACATGGAGGCCATTCTTGACCTGACGGAAAATTTCGTCTGCTTCACCACCGTCGCGCAGCCCACGGAGGCGGACGCGCTAGGGCTGGCGCAATGGGCGTCGGGCAACGGCGTGGCCTACCTCTATATCTATTGGGACAACGACCCCAAGCTGCTCCAGCCCAACAACACGTCCACCATCGCGGCGGCGCTCACCGAGGCCAACGTGGGCGCCACCTGCGGCGTGTGGAACAGCCTGGCCTACGCCGCCATGATCATGGGCACGGCGGCCAGCATCGACTGGGAACGGCGCAACGGAACCATCACCTTCGCCTTCAAAAGCCAGGACGGACTTGCCGCCAATGTGGTGACAGGAACCGACGCCATCAACCTTGAAGCCCAGAACATGAACTTCATGGGCGATTACGCCACACGCAACGATCAGTTCGTTTTCCTTTATCCGGGGCGCATGTTCGGCCAATGGACGTGGATCGACACCTACCTCAATGCGGTCTGGCTGAACAACGCACTTCAGGTGGCGTGCATGGCCGGTTTCGAGCAGACGCCGCGCGTGCCCTACAACGACGAGGGCTATGCGCTTGTGCGCGCCTGGATGCAGGACCCGGTGAACCGCGCCCTGTACTCCGGCATCATCGACACCGGCGTCACGCTTTCGGAATCGCAGAAGGCGGAACTGACGCGCGAGGCCGGACGCGACATTTCCGCCCAACTGTTCACGGACGGCTACGTCATCCAGGTCAACGACCCGGCCCCGACGGTGCGACAGAAGCGGGAAAGCCCGGAGGCAAGTTGTTGGTACTGTTATGGTGGAAGCGTTCACAAATTAACCATTGCAAGCACCGCCCTTGTATAGTAAATTGCGCTTACTTCTATAATTGGGGTAAGCGCATGAAAAAACAAAATTTAGTTGGTGGAAAATTTGGGAAATTGACAGTGATTGCCGAAGCCGAAAACCTGGGAGGCCGCGTCGCCTGGAAATGCCAATGCGAGTGTGGAAATACGGCAATCGTCAGAGCCACGGATTTAAAAAGTGGCAATACAAAATCCTGTGGCTGCGCTCATGCTGATGGCGTTTTGAAAACGGCTGAAAAGAACAGAGGCAAGCCGAGCAAAAGACTTATCGACTTGGCCGGTCAGATTTTCGGTAGGCTTACGGTTATTCGGCGTGTGGAAAACAATCAAAAAGGTCTCCCCATGTGGGAATGTCAGTGTGAATGCGGAAATAAGGTAAACGTGCGCGGTGATGTCTTGCGGTATGGCATGACGCAATCGTGTGGCTGCTTGGCCCGCGAAAAAGCAGCGACGCGCATCCGTACACGTTATGCTGGCAAACCTTCACCCAAATTGAAAGATTTAACCGGGAAGGTTTTCGGCTATTTGACGGTCATCAGGAGATTGACGGAAGAGGAAGGCGCAAAACGTGGTGTGGCAAAGTGGTTATGTCAGTGTAAGTGTGGCAATATGACGCATACATGTTCAGCCAAACTGGTTTCCGGAGAAACCAGATCATGTGGATGTCTGGGACTTGAAAATGCCACAAATGCCAAGCTGAAACATGGAGATGCGACCTACAGACGGCGTCAACGTCTTTACGGGATACGGTGTACCATGCGTCGGCGCTGCATGGATCCTCACGTTGATGCGTGGAAATACTACGGAGGCAAAGGCATCAAGGTGTGCGAGGAATGGGCGCATGATTATGCGGTTTTCAAGGCGTGGGCATTGGCGAATGGATATCAGGCGGGTTTGACCATAGACCGGATTGATCCCGATGGGGATTATTGTCCTGAAAACTGCCAATGGATTACAGCCTTTGAAAACAGTTCAAAAGCACATCGGAAAAAGCCGAAATGAAGGAGCATGAAGCATGAGCCAACTTGTAGGCGACATCACCAGCGCCAACGCGACGCTGGTTCTGACTGTGGATTTTCTGTTCCCGGCGGGCATCCGTCTGGAGCAGTTCGCCACCGACCAGAGCTACAGCATGGATGAACTGACCATTGCCGAGGACCGCATGGGCGTGGACGGCAATCTGGTGGCCGGCTGGGTTCCCAGCATCAAGTCTGTGACCATCATGCTGGAGGCGTCCAGCCCCAGTTATCAGTCAATGGCGCAGCTCTACCGCGCCTGTGAGCAAAAGCGCGGTTTTTACCGCTGCGGGCTGGTGGCGGCTGTGCCGAGCATCGGCAAAATCTTCATCTGGTCGCAGGGCGTGCTCAAATCCGGTACGCCGGTTCCGGCGGGCAAGAAGGTGCTGGATCCGACCACTTGGAAATTCGACTTCGGCAAGCTGGAAATGCAGGGCTAGGGAGGGAAAATGCGGAAGGAAAAGAAGATCGTCGTCAACGACCGGGGCCGTGAACTGGCCTTTGTGGTGCGGGAAATGCCGGCCACGAAGCTTGAAAGCTTCATCGTGCGCGCGGGCCTGCTCATTGCAGGGGCCGGGCTGGCGGACGGGATGCTGGGCGGGAAAAAGCCCGATGAACCGCTGGACGCCGCGCACGTCATGCAGGCAGCGAGAAAGATTGTCACACAGGGCGGCGACCTGCTCCGGGCGCTGGGCGCTGTGGAGTATGAAAAGGCGCGCCCCCTGCTCGATGAACTGCTGGCCTGCTGCACCCCGGCTGATGCCGTCGCGCCCCTCACGCCCGAGACGGCGGATGGCGTCATTGAGGACGTGCGCACGCTGTTCACGCTTCGCAAGGAGGCGTTGGCGCTCAATTTTGATTTTTTCGCCAGCGCCGGGCCGTCCGGCTCCCCGGCATCCGGGAACCAGGGCCAGTACTCGCGCAAACCCAAAATATCAGTCCGCTCGCAGGACTGATTATCGGCGAACGGCTGGCAACCCTGCGAGAACTGGAAACATATTACAGCTATGAGGACGCCCTGAACATGGCCGAAGTCATCCAGATACGGGCGCATAATGAATACATAACGGCCAAGGCAGCGCAAAAGGCTCACTGATGGAAGTGGACAGCCTCGTCATATCTCTGGGGCTTGACCCGCAACAGTTGCGGCAGGCGCTCGGCCAGGTGGAAGCCATGCTGCGGCAGTTCGTGCAACGCGTCAATGCGTTTGCCGGGGACTTCCAGCAAGGCTTTAACGACGCCGCCAACTCCGTGGAGCAGGCCTCAAACGCGGCCGCGCGGCAGGCGGACGCGGCGGGCGAGTCAGCGCAAGAAGCGGGGCACAAATTCCAGAAGGCCGGCAAGGATGGCGGACAAGGCATGCAAGAGCTTGCCGCCAAAACGCGCCAGGCCGGAGCGGCGGCCCGCCAGACAGGCGGCAAGATGCAGACCCTTGGGCGCAAGTGGGGCGCGTTTCTGGGCGGCATGGCGGCCCGTTTCGCCGCGCCGCTGGCCGGGGCGCTTTCCGCCGGGGCCATAGTGGGCGGTTATATGCGCGACGTGTCCCAGGTGGCGCAGATGACCGGGCGCTACTCCACACAAATGGAGGAGTGGCGCAAGAAACGTGAACTGCTGTCGCGCATCAGCCGGGAGGATGTGGAGCTGTACCGCAAGGGCAAGCTGGCCCTGCTGGACTTCAATTTTGCCATGGCCGGGCTGTCCACCACCATCATGCGGGCACTGTCCCCGGCCATCCGCTTCGGCATAGATCTGCTGACCTCGCTGGCGGACTGGATACGCCGCAACGAGCCGAACATTATCCGTTTCTTCGCCGTCCTGGCCGGAACGATTACGGCGGTGCTGATACCGGCCTTTGCCAGGCTGGCCAAAACAATGCGGATGAATCCCCTGACGCCGATCATTGCGGGCATCCTGCTGTTGGCCTCGGTTATTGACGACCTTGTGACCTACATCCGGGGCGGCGAGTCCAAATTGGAAGGCCTGTGGTCGCAGTTCGGCACGGGTGAGGAGATCGCTAGGTCTCTTGGCGAAGCCTGGGAATGGCTGAAGTCTGTCGGCGAGGTTCTATTTGACGGCCTCCTCAGCGCGGGCAAAGCGTTCATCGCCAATTTTGGCGACGCTTTTGAGGGCCTCAAGGGGGTGGTGCAGGGAACCATCAATTTCATCAAGGCTGTTTTCGCGGGCAACTGGGAGGACGCCGGGGCCGCTGTGCGTCAGGCGTTCACTGGGGCTGTTGAGTATATTCTAGGCATATTCAAGGGGATTATCCGAACCATCAGGGACGCTATTGCCGGTCTGCTGGATATGATGCCTTCATGGGAGGGCATCAAGTCAGGCGCGGCAGCAACATGGAAAGGAATAAAGGATTTTGGCGCAGGTCTGTTGGGCGGTAATGGAGAGGCAAAGGCTGGAACGCCCACCGCGCTCCCGCCCACCAACGCCGAATTGACCCGCACCGCCGTTCCCCCCTCCGCCACGGTGAACAATACCAAAAATCAGAAAATTGACGCCACTTATAACACCAACGTCTATGCTCCCGGCGCGGACCCGCAGGCAATGGCCAACGCTTTCGGCAATCAGATGCGGCAACAGAACGCCCAGTTTGGCGCGCTTGCCGCTGAAGGAGGCGTCCGGCCATGAGTCAGTTTCCGCAACGCGTCACGGGCAACTGGACGCTGAACAACGCGTCAGGCGAAGCGGTGGTGCGGTTCACGTCCTTTCTCTCGCTGGATTTGCGCAATGAAAGCCTTGTGGTGTCCGGCCCTGTGGAGGAGGGCGGTTTTGCCACATACAACAAGGTTGAAACGCCGCTGGAGGTGGATGTTTCCCTGGGCATTGAGGGCGACGACGCCACCCTGCAAACGGCGCTGGATACGCTGGACAAGCTTCAGGCCGGGACCGAACTGCTCAGCCTGGTCACGCCCAATGCGGAATACCAGGATCTGAATCTGGAAGGCTTTAGTTACAGGCGCAGGCGTGAGGATGGTCTGGGCGTGCTGTGGGTGGATCTCTCCCTGGTGGGCGTCAAGCAGGTCAAGGCCGAATATACCAACGCGCGTGTGGGGCGCCGCAAGCAGCGCGGCAAGGTGCAGGCCACGGAAAAATCGGCGCTCAAAGGCCTTAGCGAATGGATCGGCGGGGGCAAGTAATGCTGGAACTGCCGCTGGAAGCAACCGTCAATCAGGAATTTCTGGTCACGCTGGGCGAGCAGGATTGCACTGTGGCCCTCTATCAGCGCGGCGCGGGCATGTATCTGGATTTGCGCGTGGGTGGCGTAACCGTGTGTCAGGGGGCCATCTGCCAGCCAGGAATAGGCATCATTCAGGCAGCAACGGACACCTTCGAGGGCCAGCTCTACATGCTGGACGAGCGCTCGCGTCCTGACCAGCAGCAAGCGCCCCAATGGACGGGGCTTGGCACGAGATGGCGGCTCTACTGGCTCACGCCGGAAGAGGTGGATGAAGTGGAAACCGCAAATTTCGAGGCGGCGCTCAATGGCTGACGGTTCCTTTACCAAAAAGCTGCTGGAAGTGCATGTGACGCTTCAGGCGGGACAGTTCGAGGGCGGCAACACCAAGATTATCAAGGACGTGCCGCTCAAGGTGCGCATCGAAAAGACCGGCCCGCCCGACTTCTGCAAGGCCAGCATCGAGGCACGGGGCCTGCGTTATGAGGATATGGAGAAGATGTCCACCCTGGCTTTCCGGCCTTTGTTTTCTGCGCGCAATTCCGTGGCCGTGTTCGCGGGAGACGAACGCGACGGCCTTTCGCGGGCCTTTTCCGGCTCCATCACCCAGGCTTCGGCTGATTTCAACGCCGCGCCGGACGTGTCGTTCAAGATCGAGGCCATGACCGGCTATTTCGGGGCCATCACGCCGCAAAGTCCCACAGCTGTCAGGGCCGCGCAGCCGGCGGCGGACTTTATCGCCATGCAGGCCAAAAAAGCGGGCTTCACATTTCAGAACGATGGCGTAACCACGCAACTGAACAACGCCATTTTTAACGGTTCGCCCGTGGCGCAGGCGCGCGCGGCCGCGCGGCAGATCGGCGCGGAACTGATTATCGACGACGACGTCATGATTCTCAGCCCCGCCGGGGGGGCGGGCACAAAGGCCGGAGGAGGGCGCGGCAACGCTGTTTTGCTGAGCAAGACCACAGGCATGCTCGGCTATCCCGTGTTGTCCAACGAGGGCATCCAGTTGCAGGCGCTCTACAATCCCGCCTTCCGCCTGGGCGGACTGGTGCGGGTGGAAAGCATCGTGCCCAAGGCGTCCGGAACCTGGCGCATCATCAAGCTGACCCACGACCTCGCGGCCTTTGATCCCAAGGGCGGCCCGTGGGAAAGCCAGATGACGACGTATTACCCCAGCATGAGCGGCGCGGGAGGCAAGATATGAGCGGGAAGGAAAATCGCGGCCTGCGCGACCCGTACACGCTGGCATCGGGCTACAACCAGCTTGAGTTCATCGTGCGGCGCATCATTTCGGAGATGGTCAACACCTCCGCCATCGTGCGCGTGGACGGCTGCACCTCGCAGGGGCCGGAAGGTCCGGCGGGCACGGTGAGCGCCACGCCGCTGGTGGCCCAGACCGACGCCGAGGGCAACGCCCTGCCCATGACGCAAATCCCGTCCATGCCGCACGGGCGCGTGCAGGGCGGCATCGCCGCGCTCATCATTGACCCCGTGCCGGGCGACATCGGCGTGGCCTCGTTCTGCAAGTCCGATTCCTCCACCGTCAAACCGGGAACCAGCGAGCCGCAGCGCCCCGGCAGCTTTCGCAATTTCGACCAGGCGGACGGCATGCTGGTGGCGACGGTGAGCAACAAGGCCCCGGAAGTGTGGATCGAGATCAGGCAGGACAAGACCATCATCATTCACGCGCCGGAGGGCTGCGCCATCAAGACGGATAAAATCGCGGAAATCAAGGCCGGGGAAGGCATCGTTTTGGACACGCCGCAGACCACCATCACCGGCAATCTGACCGCCACCGGCGAAAAGGGCAACGCCATCAGCATGACCGGGAACGTCCAGCTTGACGGCAGCCTCACCAGCACCGGCGACCAGACGGCGAACGGCATCAGCCAGACAAACCACACGCACACCGGCGTCCAGCCCGGCAGCGGCGATACCGGCAAACCGCAGTAGGGACATATATGGCAATCGGGCATTCCCTCACGCTTGATCTGGACAACTGGGATCTGACGCTGGACGCGGGCGGCGACATCGCCACGGCGACCGGCCCCTATGCCATCGCCCAGAACGTGGCCAACGCCGTGCGCCTGTTCACCAACGACGCCTTTTATGACCCGCAACGCGGCATTCCGCACTTCATCGTTGACCTCGGTTTTCTGCCCCAGGAAAGCGTGGTGCGCTCCCGCGTGGGCGCGGCCGCGCGGGGTGTGGAGGGCGTGGCAACAGTCGAGGTGGAAAATCTTGACCTTGAGGAACGGGTGCTCACCGGAAATATCCAGTTGACCACCAGCGAGGGAGATACGGTCGATGTTGCACTTTGACCCCCAGACCGGCCTGAGCGCCGATTCCGTGAGCACGGTGCGCGAGGCCGTGCGCGAAGACTGGAAGGCGGCCTTCAGGCGTGAAGGCCTCCCCGAACTGAACACTGAGCCGGAAACCCCGGCCGGCCAGCTTATCGACAGCCAGACCGCCGCCATTGTGGACAAGGACAATGAGGTGCTCTTCCTTGCCAACCAGTTCAATCCGTTGACGGCCTCCGGCATCTGGCAGGATGCCTTGGGCAAAATCTATTTTCTCACGCGCAAGACGGCGCAGGCTTCGGAAGCCGTATGCCAGTGTAATGGGCTTGCCGGAACGGTCATCACGCAGGGCGCGCGCATCAAATCCAGCGCGGACGGGGCGGAATGGGTCTGTATGGAGGCGATTGTCATCCCCGCAGGCGGCACGGCGCAGGCGCGCTTTCGCTCACAGACGCCCGGTCCTGTGGCGGCGCAGGCCAATACCCTGACGGAGATCGTCACCGTCACGCCCGGCTGGGACAGCGTGACCAATCCGGCGGTGGCCACCGTTGGCCGTGACGTGGAAAGCCGGCTTGAGTTCGAGACGCGGCGCTACAACAGCGTGGCCGCCAACGCGCGCGGCAGCGTGGCGGCGCTCTACGGGGCCATCGCCAATCTTCCGGACGTGCTGGATGTGGTGGTGCTGGAAAATGTGGGCAATGACCCCATTGTTTCGTGGGGCGTGACCATCCCCGGTCATAGCGTGTGGATCGCCGTCACCGGCGGAACGGACAGCGAGATAGCCGAAACCATCTACCGCAAAAAGGACGCGGGCTGCGGCACGGCGGGCAACACGCAGATCGGCTATCAGGATGCGGAATTGCCGGGCATGCCCATTTATACTTACCGCATCGAGCGCCCCACGCCGCTGGCCTTTGGCGTACGGGTCACGCTGCGCCTCACGCCCACCACGCCGCAGGATATTGAACAGCGGGTCAAGGATGCCATTCTGGCGGATTTCAACGGTGCTGGCCCGCATGACAATCTGCGCGTAGGCACGGCGCAGGAGGTCTATGCCTCGCGCTTTTATTGCGCGGTCATCGGGGCGGGCGTCCAGAACCTTGTGAGCATCGAGATCGCGGCGCCCGCATCCGGCGGAACATGGGGGCCGAGTGCCACAGTCAACGCCGACCAGGCTCCGGTGCTGAGCGCGGACGACATCAGCATAGTCATCGCCGGGGACGCCTAGCCATGTTGCAACCCGGAGAAACCATTCAGAGCCAGTACGCGGCCAGCCCGACCATCCGGGCGCTGGCCGAATCGGCGCGCATCCGCATCGCCCCGGATGCGGACATCGCCCTGTTCTATCAGAACATTTTTGACATCGCCACGGCGCAGGGCGTGGGGCTGGACATCTGGGGGCGCATCCTCGGCATTGGCCGCAGCATTGAGGTCGAGGCGCGGCGTGAGTATTTCGGCTTCAACACGGCCGATTACGACCCCTTTGACACCAGCCCGTTTTACACCGGCGAAGGGGCGACGGAGCGTTACGACCTGAGTGATGACTCCTACCGTCAGTTGCTGCTCTGGAAAGCAATGGCGAACATCGCCACGGCGGACGCGGCCTCACTGAATCATCTGCTGCTGGCGCTCTATCCGGGACAGGACGTCGTTATCCATGAATGGGGCGTCATGGCCCTGGAACTGTATATCTTCTTCCCGCTGCTCCCGTGGCAGCGCACCATTCTGCGCAATTACGGCTTGTTGGCAAAAGGCGCGGGCGTTGGCCTGAAATGGGTCGAGATTCCCACGCCTGTTTTTGGTTTTGCCGAGGCCAATTACGAACCCTTTGACAGCGCGCCTTTCTGGACAACGCATTACACGGAGGTATCCGCATGATTCCAGCCATTCCCACGCTGTTACCCATGCCGTTCGCGCAGAACGGCGAACGGCGCGACATTCTCGAAAACAACACCATTCCCGGCTCCGCCGACGCCTCATGGGCCACAGGCTTCCCGCCGGTGACGCGCATCAACAAGCAGGCCGGCGGCAAGCCGCCATATGGACTTGATTTTCAGGGAATTTTTTATGTTCTCAGCCAGCATCTTTTTTTTCTTCAGTCCGGGGGCGTCTACCCCTGGCAGGGAGCCAACGGCGACTTTCCCGGCCTTGATTACCTGGCCGGCGCGCATGTGCTGGGCAGCAACGGACAAGAATACATAGCCCTTAATCCGTCCGGCCCCAATGTGCCGAAAGGGAGTGGCGGATTTGTCGGGCCTGTCGATCCGGTAACTGATGCAACCAATGAGTATTGGCGCAATGCCACTCCCAAAACTGATGCCGCAGGCCTGCGCCGTGGCGGCATTGCAGCCTACTACAACGTGACCTTCGGCGGTAGTGACGGCAGACGCCCGATTTTCTGGGGCGAAACCGAAGCTGACGAAAATTACGTTTTGTGCGACGGCGGTTCGGACGGGGCCGGCGGCATTGTGCCTGACTTGCGCGGGCGCATGATTCTGGGCGCGAGTGACGCCCGTCCAGCCGGCTCCATTGGCGGAGCCCGGACGCACAAGCACAGTTTGTCCGGCACTGTCGGGGCCACGACTCTGACAGTTAATCAATTGGCGGCGCATAATCATAATATTACGCGCAGCAATGGCGGCTCCGGCAATGAGCATATAGGCAATGGTCCAAACCCTGCCGAACGCAAAAATACGACCGGATTTAGCGGCTCTAATCAGCCCCATACCCACAGTCTGACAGCCTCCACGGAGGCCACTGGCAGCCTCCCTCCATATTATGCCCTCGCCTATATTATGCGCATCGCATGATGTAGGCTAACGCATAGTACGGCGGCATGTTGCTGGCCGCGTCTGCATCCGCTGCAAGGCTATGCGAGTGGGACTGCCCCTGACCGGCGGGCTGTGTGCTGGTACTGCCGGGTTCACCTGATACATGCATGCGTGTGAAGCCGTCAGAGCCCTCGCCCCAACCGTTAATAAAACTTTGTTGATGGGCATGCCGCGGCATCTGCGCCACCGTCAGCGTTGTGGCCCCCACGGTCCCGGACACACCCTTTAACCGCCGCAATGCGGCGTCATATAAGGAGATTGTATGCTCAGAGTAACCGTTGTGCCCGCTGACCGCCTGATCATTGTCAACAGCGAGGCCCTGCAATTTGACTATCCGGCCCCGCCCAACCTCCACGCCCTCCAGTGGGACGAGTCAACGCAATCGGGCCACATGGAGTGGACTGACGACTACAATATGACGCTGGACGTCTCCCTCTATGATGAGGAGGTAGCCCCCTATGTCCGTTTGTGGGAGGCCGAAAAAGCCCGCCTCACCGCAGAGGCCGAGGCCGCCGAAGCCGCGCGCCTGGCCGAGTACAACAGCGAGCCGGCCCGCTATGCCCGCCTGCGCGCCGAGCGGGATCAGCGCGTGGCCGCCACGGACTACCTGATCATGCCGGACTATCCGCTGGATGACGAGGTCAGGGCCGCCGTGCGCGCATACCGGCAAGCCCTGCGGGATCTGCCCGCGCGGGCCGGCGCGCCCTGGGACGGCGGCGGCGAGGCAACGCCCTGGCCTGACATGCCTGCCGTGAGCGCGGCAAAGGCTTAAGCACCCGCGCCCGTAAAGCCTCCCAAAAGGAGGCATTATGGCAACGAGACACAAGATCACGCTCCGGCAACTGGTAGAGGATTATCTTGCCCTGCAATGCACGCGGCCCGTCACGCAGACCAGTACGCGCTATCACTTGGCGGGCCTGCTGGCGCTCTATGGCGGCTGGCAGGCTAGGCGGATCAAGGCGCAGCAGATTATGGACTATCTGGACGCCCAGCGGCGGGCCGGGGTATCGCCGGTCACATCCACACACAGGGTTAAGCTGTTGCGCACGGCCCTGCGCTGGGGCGTGACCACCGGACGGCTGACCGTCAACCCGCTGGCGGGCTTGCGCCTGCACCGCCCGCAAGCCCGACGCATCGAGCCGCCCACCCGTGCCGAGGCCGCGCGCATGTACCGGGTGGCCGCGCCGCATGTGCGGCGGGTTATCGTGCTGGGTATGGCCGCCGGACCCCGTATCGGCCCGTCAGAGCTGTTCCGGCTGCGCTGGGAGGATGTGGACATGGATGCCGGTATCATCCGCATGCCCAATGCGCACAAGGGCGCGCGGGAGGAGTCGCGCATTGTGCCGGTGCGTGATGACGTGTTGCCGCTGCTCCGGCAATGGGCCGCGGAGGACGCGGCGCTGGCCTGCCCCTGGGTCATCCACTGGCGCGGGCGGCAGGTGCGCTGTATCGGCCATGCCTGGCACACGGCCAGGCGGGCGGCGGGTATCAGCCGCCGGATAACTCCATACAGTCTGCGGCACGCCATGCCCACCGAGGCGCTCCAGCCGGTGTCGATGTGGGTGGCGTCGGTGTTGCTGTTGATCATGCGGCCTCCATGTAAATGGACGTGCCGTCCTCGTCCATGCCCGGCTCTAGGGTGCGAAGCCCTTCGGCCAGCGTGTTGACGGTCTGGCGCAGATAGCGCCAGTGCTCGTTTCCGCCACCGCGCGTGTAGATTGGGCAGGTGTTGCAGGCGTCCTCCACAAAAGTGAGGGCCGCCCAGATCAGGGCGGCCCAGCGGCGGAATCGCGTTTCGTCCGGCATATCTTCGGTGATCATATATCGTTGGAGAACGCGAAATCTCTTGTCCAGATCGCGTTTGGCCCCTGCGGACAATTTTTTGCAACGAGTCTGCTGGGCGCAGGCCTCAATCCAGCGGCTAATCTCGGCCAGTTGCCGCTTGAGAGCCGTGTCGCAGTCCGCCGCCGGGTGAAATACTTCGAGGCAGGCTTGCACCGCCGTCAAGGCCAGTACGCAGCGCGTGTGCTGGATGCCGGGGTTGGGGTAGTGTTCGGAAGGGAATTTCATGGTCACCTCAAAAGGATTAACCTGCCTTTCAGCAGGTTTTTTGCATTGGCCGACTGGAGCCGGGCAGTGTCAGAAGTAGAGTATGACACCAGGCACGAGGGCGCGTTGGCCGTCCCTCCGCGTTCGCCGGAAACTTGATGGAAGCGCAAACGGCCACGAAAAAAGAAGGTGGCATGCGCCTTGGCCCATATCTGCTCATGGAAGCCAACTGTTTCCGTGCGCGCGAAGATCAGGGCGAGACCGCTGCCATGTTCGGCCAGTCGGGCAAGCCAACGGAACATCTCCCGGCCATAGGGCGGATTGAGCCAGATGCGGCCCTCCCACGGCTGCGCCATGCCATCGTCGAGCTTGGTGTAGTGCCTGACAGCCATATCCCATGGCCGGACGACGGGAGCGGCAGGGTCGAGATCAAACGGCCCAAGTACCCGAAGGATTTCCGGGGGTGTAAGCCATTCGTCATTATTGGCCGTATTGACATTGAAATTCTTCATCCACGCTCTCCCCGTGCAGCGGACAATCAGCGTTTATAACCCAGCCATACGTTCGCCAATCTCCGCCATATCCGCGCCCGTGATAGTTATCCCAGACCGGACATGTACAGCCCTTGGCAATGGCCTCTTTACTTCCGGGAGCGGGGAAGATTATTTTTTGCATTGTTCCTCCACGGCCTTGCGGGCGGCAACCCTCTAACCATGGGGACAGGTCGATGTTGTCATTCATCATTCGCCTCCATCCATGCACGGATTTTCTTTTCTTCCTTAGCCGTGGGCGCGTCCCCAAATCCACGCTCAATCTCACTCAGGCGACAAACCGATACGCCAATGTGCATGGCAAGCTCCCGCAGTGAGACCTTGCGCCCTTCTCTGGTAGCGCGCAGAGACTTGGAAAACGGCGTGGGATGGAACTGAGGGAAGATGTCTGCCAGTCCCTCAAAGCTGCCAATGCTGCCGGTTCCATTGCATCGAGGACAGATATGCCAAGGATTATGGGGATAATGTCCTTCCCCGTTGCATTTTGAACATATCCTGTCCACAAAGGCATAGGATGTATCAGGCATGGTGCGTCTCCTCACCTTTCGGAATTTCAACTTTTTTGAAGACGACGCTGCAACCGTCCTTTCGCATCCACAGACTCCCGTCTGTAAGTACCACAGGATATGGCATGCAACGCGCAGTGTGACTCCCTTTCTGGCATTCAGGGCGCCAGTCGCAAAAACGGCAGCAGTTTTCGTTGCTGTCCTTTGGACAAGCATCTGTTTTCAGCACCGCGATGTAACCGGGCGGGGCCTCACTTGGGTCAAGGATAGCTGCGTCGTTCATCGGGCCTCCGGGAACTGGAGCCACTCTTACCGTCGAGCAGGGCCGGGACCTTTTTGCCTTTCCTGCCCCAGCCCTTGAAGTAGATTTGATGCAGTCGAGCATGCAGTCCTCTCAGTGTTGACGGTTGATGCCGGGCTACAACGCCGCCCGGCGGGCTGCTCAGATCGGAGGTTTGAGGACGCTGGTTAATCGCCCCGCCGTTACACTCCACCCCGGCTAGAGCCTCGCCGGGGCCTCCACGGACGCGGGAGCGAAGGCCGGATTACGCGATGACGTTCAGTCCGGGCACAGCATCTTCCATGAAGGCCTTGATGTTCCGCATGGCCTCGGAACGCCACGCGCCGCCGTCGGCCTCCGTGAGGCTGAACTGCATCGCGCCGTTATCCTGGCGACAGCGGAAGATGAAGCTGCTCGCGGGCTGCTCGACCTCAGTGAAGGTGCGGAAGGGCCGCAGCGTGACCGGGTTGGGCAGAGCCTGAACGTGCTTGCTGGAGATTCCCGCCTTGACGGTCACGGCCTGCGTGACGCCGTCGTCCGCCGTGGCGGCCTCAGCAATGGAAACCACGCTGGAAATGTATTTCAGAACGAGCCCCTTGTCCGTGGCCGCCAGTCCCTCCGGCTCGCAGAAGCAGGACTGGAGCGCGATGTTGAACGACTCGCCGTCCATCCACTTATTGAAGGGAAGCTGAAGCTGGTCGAGTTCGGCGCGAATATAGCAGGCGCGGTCGGCGAAATCGCCGAGCAGGGCGGAGCGGATGGATACTTCCGAAGGACTGTCCACATGGCAAATGAGCTTGCCCCGTTCCAGGCCGTCCACATTGGTGATCAGGTAGTCCGTCAGCCCCGTGAGGGTGGACACGATGATGGAGCCAGGCTGCGGCGCATGGATAGCATGCAATTCCTTGTCAGAATAGTTTCGTCCGGTCACGTTGACAATGACGGGCGCGGCATCCCCCCTGATGGCGCGATAGAGTTTTTCGAGCATCTGTTTTTCTCCTCTTGAGTTATTTCCCGGCGCTGGCGCTCTTGCCGTCCGCGAAATAGGTGATTTTGCCCGGCATGGATCCGGACACGCCGGGCAGCATTTCCTGCATGGGATTTTCGCCGCTGCCCACCTCGGAGGCCGACACCTCGCCGGTCTTGAGGTCCGTACTCATGAAGATGGACGTGGCGATGGGCGACGCCGGGCACAGCGTGGACGAGGTTTCCACGCGGACTTCGCCGAAGCAGCGGCTTTCGTCCGGCTTGATCTTGATCTTGAGCGTGACGACGCGCTGCTTTTTGGCCTCGGTGTTGACGTCGAGGCAGTTGCACACGGCTTTGTTAATTTCCTCGTTGAGGCGTTCCACGAGTCCGCCCCCCGCGATGGTGGACGCATTGAGCTCGATCATTGTCACTTCTCCTTATGTGGTTGAGATGAAAGTTTGCCAGGAGAAACTTTGTGCTTGTCAGACATTTGCGATCTTTTGGCCTATCCAGCGCATGACCGGCACGGCCATTGAATTGCCCAGCGCCCTGTAGCGTGGGCCATCGGCACAATCATCCGCCGGTTTTCCCCGGTAGGGAATCAGCGTATAATCGTCGGGAAATCCTTGGAGTCTTTCACACTCGCGCGGGGTAAGGCGGCGTACCTGAAACAAAAAACCGCCCCGGATTCCAGGGCGGCCTTACATTTTTGGTTAGCCTTCGCCGAAGCCGTAGCCGTAGCCGTCACCGTAGCCGGACCCGGACCCGGAACCGGAGCCGGAACCGTAGCCGTCGCCGTCGCCGGACCCGGACCCGGAACCGGAACCGGAGCCGTAGCCGGAACCGGAGCCGTAGCCGGAACCGTAGCCGTCGCCGGAGCCGTAGCCGGAACCGGAGCCGTAGCCGGAACCGTAGCCGTCGCCGGAGCCGGACCCGGACCCGGAACCGTAGCCGGAGCCGTCGCCGTCGCCGGCTAAATTATTCAGCTTGGACAATGGGTGCCTCCATGACGCTCTTGGCGGCATCACCCTTAATGGGCATAATTTCGATAGCCTCAAGCCACACCTGCTCAACCGGAGACGCTATCTTGCTCTTGGCCTGGTCAATCCCGTAGCACACCACTCCGGACAGGCTGATGCTCTCCTTGCACCACCAGCGCCACATACGGCGCGCGTCGGCAAGGATGACTTCGTTCCCGGATTTTCGACTCAGCTTACCACACCAGACGCCCGCCGAGTAGGTGCGGACGATAACGGTTTCACCGCTGGCGAAGTTGTCCAGAATGGAGGTTTTTACGGACAGATCTTCGGCGGGGAAGAGTTTTGCGAGTTGTTTTGCTTCGCCAATGGTCAGATCATCAATGTTCATTGATCCTCCTTTGTATGAATTTAATGATTTTTGCCCGCCTGTTATGCCGGGCGGGCGCGGCGTTGGGGGGGAGAGATGTTATCGGGCCCGGCACCCGTCGCGCTCGGGGCAGTGGAAGCAGTCATCGTCCTCCACCAATGCCCCTTCCTTGCGTGGGCACGGATAGCGCGAAGGGACAACATCCTGGTGCGGAGCCTTTGCCTTTTGCAGCTTTTCTTTGAGTTTCACGGCTGTCTCAGTGGTCGCCGCTGCGGGCTTGTCGTCATTCAGCTGCACATAGTCGCCCCACTTGGCTTCTCCGCTCCTGATCGCGGTATAGACCGTCTGAAGGTCATCAATCTGCGCTGGACTGGCCTTGTCGATGGGGCAGCCCAGATAGTGGGAGAGATCATCAGGGGTAACGCGCACCTGAGCAAAAGCGTCACAAACCTTTCGGATGCGCTCCTGCGGATCGCTGACGACGCCCTGCCGCGCCTCGCGGGCGGTTTCCAGAGCCTCATCAATGATATCCTGCGGAATCAGACGCAGGCCCTCATTGCGCACCACCCTTGAGATTGCCGCGGCCTCCTTGATGGCAAGCTCGTCCTCAGTGGCCCTGAGAATATACACGGGCTTGCCGTAGGAGTTGGTACGTTCGCGCAACACCTCACGGCCCTTTGAGTCAGAGCGTTCAATGGTTTTGTTGATGGTTATGACGCGGCCAAAACAGGCGTTGGTTTCCAGATCCAAAACCTGAATCCGGATTTTGCGCATCTCGTCATTCTCAAACGTGGTTGTTGTATCTACCCTGATGTTGCCCCACTGCTGCACAGCCAGTTCGGCGAAACGGATCGACGGCCCCTTGACCGTGCCCTTGCCCACGGGTTTGGAATATTCCACGGTGGCCGCAAAAGACGGACGCTTGCAGGCGTCAAGGATGCGCTGCCGCGCCTGCATGTAGTTGCGCGGCCTGTGCAAGGCCATGGTGTATGCGGCCTGGACCAGAGCCTTGGCTTCTTCGGCCGCGGCCATGGCGGCGGGGTCAATGAGCGCCGGGGCCGGGGCATTCTGGACGGCGGGGACGCTGTCAGTCATGACTTCAGGCATGACATTCATACTAGCTGCTCCTTTCGGCTGTCCCGCACACGCGGGACGCCATGTTTGTCAATGCTGAGAGAAACATCATTACCTTTGACTTTGGACTGCCCTGATGCCAAAGCGAGGCGCACAAGCTGTTCACGGCACTGTTTTTCATGAGCATCGGCTTCTATGGCTATGCCTTTGGCCTCGCGCCAGGCGTCTGACGCCTCTTGCCATTCCGGCGTGTCCATGACGCACAGCCTGGCTTCAAGCGGAGGAAGGGAGACAAGTTCAGCTTGATGGGCATCCGTCGGGGGGATGCGCGTCAGCACATGGCGTTCCCAAAAATTGCGCGCCTTATCCCAGATGAGGCGGATAAGGTCGTCATCGCGCTGAACAGGGACAATCAGCAGCCTGAAGGCATCCGCATTCCAGGCGCAGAAATGCGCCCATTGCAGCCCTGTCACGCCCAAATAGTGCTGTATCTGTACTTGATAATGCGCGGGTACGCCCTCATCCTCCAGGGCATAGAATTTTCTTGCTTTCGGAGCTTTGATTTCAAGAACGCCGGGTGGGCGGGGAAGTCCGTTTTCGTCAGGGCCGGGGAGTATCAGCCCGTCCAGACTCGCGATAGCCCATGTCTCATGCAAATGCCGTTGTATGCCTGGTATTTGTACCTCGTAGCCGGTTTCCAGCTGGTATAAATCGCGGATGATCGGCTCCAGAAAGTTGCCACGCTGCATATCTGGCGTGGGCTCCTTGTCACAGGCCCCATGAACCTTGGCCTGCCATACGCCGAATGGCGTGCCGCCAAACGGGCAGATGCCAAGGATTGACGGCATGTCCGAACCGCCAATCCCGGAACGGCGCAGCTCAAGCCATTCTTCCCGCGTCACTGCCGCCGTCCCCGGCTGAACACCTCCACGGCCAGGCCAGAGGGACACCAGGCGCGCAACTGCTCCAACACCTCGGCCATGCTGCCCTCAAAAACCACGCGTTGCCCCTCGTGGTACAAAATCATGGTGGTCATAATATCACCTCCAGATTATTAGAGGCCGCCCACACCATGACGATGAGGACGGCCCATGCGTAGCCCCGCCAGTTGGCGAGGGGCGAGATTTCAGCCCACATTTGCCCCCCCTAGGCGGCCTCCCGTGGCCCCGGAAACAGCGTCGCCGGGTGGTAGATGCCCACGTTGTCGTCCGGCCGCTCGTAAGCCTTGTAATGGCGGATGACCAGGACAAGAGAGCACCAGTCGCCATCAGCGGTGTAGTCGCTGACGCTACGTTCAGCCTCGGTCTGGGTTTTTCCCGGTCCGTTAAACTCAAAGCCTTGGGACACGAGATAGTAACCGGGATCAAGTTCGCGGAATTGCTCCTCGCGCAAACTCAGGATGGCGCGCAAGTGGCGGTTATCTTCTTCCAGGGCTTGCGCCCGCGCTTCAGCGGCGGCCAGTTGGGCCAAGATAGCGTCGGTGTGACGAGTGCACATGGATTATTCCTCTACAAGCTTGGGCACGTCATTGCGGTACTCACAAAACAGGTCAGCTATAGCCATGCTGCGAATATGGGACATAGCCTCTCTGACTCCACTGGAACAGACTGAATCGTCCAGGCGCGTGAGATGGAAAAGGAGCTGGGCAACGATCCTGTCATCTATCTTAACATCTGTGGCCCCGCACCAAAGCGGCCAGCACGAATCATCCAGGCAAGCGCCGCGCAGGTCAGCGTCGCGCAGGTCAGCGCGTTTGCCTTGTGCTCCATTGGATTCAACCCATTCGGAATGGCGGTATAAAATATAAATTTCATTTGGGGTAAGATCGCGCATGGATATTTCTCCCTTTAAATTTTGCTCCATTTCCACCACCTTGCCGCTGTCGGCAAGATGGTGGTGTGAAACAAAAATTTGTTTGTCCGCATGGTTGCGGCTTGCGTTGCCGGGCAGTTAGTCACCTCCTGCCGAACGTCCCCGGACCTTCATCAGCCCCGGATCAGCCGAACCGTTCGCACACGCGCTGTCTACTG